GTTGATGTAGAGATTGGTGGTACATCAGTCTCTGGCATTGATGTTGGTGAGGTGTACAATAAGAAGTGGCAATCACCAATTGGCACTCGCAAGTACAACAAAGATGCCTTTATCATTATTAAGAACCAATCACGTAGAGACCTAACTAAATCACAACCCATGGAGGAATTCAAACCCCATCATGGCTGACCATGTAGTCATACACGAAAGGAAAGAAGTGTGGTTTAAGGGAGACTACCCCACTTGTATGGTGTATTCCCAAATTGTTGATAAGAAATACCCAGGATACAAAACTTGTATTTGTTCCTGGGATGTTTTTGATAAATTAAAAAAAGACCCATCATATAGGAGCACATTTGATGTTTGATACTTATAAAGTTTTTTCAAAAACTGGATGCCCATATTGCACAAAAGTAATTCAGGTGTTAAAGTTAGCAGAACTGCCATTCATTGAGTACAAACTTGGCAGAGACTTTACTAGAGCAGAGTTTTATGAAGAGTTTGGAACAGGTTCTACTTTCCCAAGAGTTAAGTTAGAAGATGAATTGATTGGTGGATGTACTGAAACAGTTAAATATCTGAAGGAAAACGATCTGGTTTAATGGACAAAGGTTGGGAACTCTATCAAATGTATGATGTTGTTGAACACACAATTGATTATGCCTTCAAAGGTAAGTTCATGCTTAACATGTATGAATACTTGAAAAGTATTAAAGCAACAAAGAGAGATGTAGAAGAGTTCATCAATTCACCTACTGCACTGGAAATTAACACTCTTATCCTTGATCTTGAAGACTATATGGAGGGTGGTAATGACTCTGAACATAAACAGTTGAGAGAAGCTTATGGACATCTTGGAAAACCAGAAGCACGTAAGATAAGAAATTATTTGTATGAAATTTTACAGGATGCTTGGAAGTATGAGCAAGAAAAAAAACCAGGAAGGA